TTTGCTATTTCATCTAATAAAATCCAATCAGGAAGTGGAAATAGTATTGTTTTTTCTTGGCAAAAAGATCTTTATGCTGCTACAGACAATGGAGTTTATTTTGCTGAAATACCTGAAAATACTCCTGAACAAAATTGGACATGGAGAAAGATAAATAATATCTTTACTCTTTCAGGAACTGCAGCAACTTATTTTGATAACGCTAAATCAGTCAAAGAAATTGCTACGAAAAAAGTAAATGTTATTAGCAGTGATTACAACGAAGTAATCTATATAAAAGATTTATATGTAGCTTCAACAGGCACTACTTCTAAAGGTTTATATACTGGAAATATTGGTCAACTATCTCAAATAACTAGTGATGAAGTAAAAGGTATTCATGTAATTAATTCTGGTGGATATATAAATAATATTCTCTGGTGGAATGATTATGATTTGTATCTTACTCACGCTGCAAGATTAGTTTCTACAACAGATGGAGAATATTGGATCACTCCATTCAACGATACTGATACTTCATATACTACATGTAATGCAGCAACAACAACTAATATTTCTTTATCTGGATTAAGTGCAATAGATGGATACACTCCTTCTGTTGGAAATAGAATTTTAGTAAAAGATCAAACAGATAAAACTCAAAACGGCATTTATGTAGCTGCTTCTGGAAGTTGGACAAGAGCTACAGATTTAGATGCTTCTTCTGAATATGTAAGTTATAAAAAGGTTAGTGTAACTTCTGGAACAATAAATGGATCTAGTATCTGGTATCTCAAAAAGAATGACGCTTTTATATTAGGAACTTCAAATTTAGAATGGGATATCTATAAACTCAAAGTATATTCCACAAACACACCTTCTGGAGCAACTTCAAGATCTGTTATTTCTTGTGTCATTCAAAGAGATAATATAAAATATTCAAACGAATATCTCGTGGGACATTCTAACGGACTAGCTAGAGTTTTAGATATTAATTCTAATAATACTAGTATCTCCTACGAAGAACTTTATTGGGAGCAAGCATTATTAGGAGGCATAAATGCACTGTATTTCTATGATGACAATTCAAACTATGGAAAACTTTATGCTGGAACTGATAATGGTATCTTTGTAAGTACTGATTTATTATGGCAGTCTAATTCTTCCCTTACATCTGGAAACTATAGATGGATCAGAACTAACAACATTTTCAATGAAGATGATGTTAATTTCTCAATATTCAATCGTGACTATCAAGAGATAACAAATTATAGCTTGATTTATCCATATCAAATGGTTTCTATAGGAACTTCTTATATTCCAGGGCAACAGTTCTACTATGAGACAAATTTCAGTAAATTCACTACAAATTCATGGCTTCCTGTATTAAATAATGCTCCTGGTGATAAGACTAGAGTAATGATGTATATTGGTGAAAAACCAAGTGATATACCATTCATTACTGATGCTGCAAATGGAGAGATTTACTTCACTAAATCTGTATCAAAAAACGATATAAATAATATTTTCATAACCATTTCTAGAGATCACAATACAATAACAGAGAGTGGAACAAAACCTCATTCTTCTGAGTTTGTTCCACTAGTAAAAAGTAGCACTCCTATTGCTTTACTTGCTACACTGAGTTCCCCTATAGACACTGTTATTTATCTTAACCAGACTATCGATAGTTCTTTGAAATTATTAATGTTGAGAACTGATAGCTACAGTGAAATAGTTTATGTAAAGAGTATCGATAACACAACATATCCAATACAAGTTCAGTTGGTAAATCCCAGAACTCTTAGTAATATTTCTTACAATGTTGGTACTACAGTATTCTCAATAAAAGATGATTTAGTTTCTGGTCTTGAAGATGATTTCCAAACAATAATATCTCAAGAAAAATATAATATTTCATCAGCAAATAATACTAATATAAATACACTATCAAGAGCTATCAAGAAACAAATTCCAACAGTTTTTGATTTTACAGCTCCTGTAGTGTCTCAAACAGACACAAGAGGACTAAAGAATAATTTACTCCTTAATGATTTCTTGACAAGTAATCAAGTTGATTTACTAAACTCAACTTATAAAAATAGAACTCAACTCATCCCAAGTGAAAATGATTTAGATTCAGAGCCATTAATTGTTCGTTATATTTTCAATCCATCTAAAGACGCTTCTGACACAAGAATAGCTACAAATCAAGGTATTTGGAAATATGTCAATGGATACTGGGAACTTGAAACAACATTAGATGATGCATATGATATCAATTACTTATCTTATGATTTTGATTACAATATCATTGCTGGATGTTCTAATGGTGTATGGAAATATAACACAACTTGGCAAAAATTATACTCAAGTGAATTTAAGCAAAACACTTATTTGACAGGATATTGGGATGGTGAATTATTTGAAGCTTTTGGTAAATCAAATGGATTAACTGTCAATCTTTATAGCTCAGATAAAACATCATTCATATCTGATTTCTTGAAACTAACATCTAATAATATAAATGGATTATTTGTTGGAAATCATGTCAAAAATCAAGTTAGTGTTACATCTTTTGACTGTATTCATGCTGCTGGAGATGATGGATATTACATAATTAGCAAAGGGGATAAATCTTCTACATTTAATCCTCTTCTTGTTGCTAGAAAAATGTTCTCAAGTGGAAATCCTGAAGGAGTGACTAAGTACTATAAGTCCTTCCAAGCTTACAACACTCCATCTATTCCAGCTGTCCAAGAATATTCAAACATGCTCTTCATCCTTACAAATGATGGAATTATAAGAGTTAGAAATTGGAAATATTGCTATCCTGATTTTACTACCTCAACTGACTTTGTAGTTGAAAAAAGATTTTTGAAAGAAAAAAATTGTTTCTGTTTTGTGCTTGATAAAGAAGAAGCAACAGTTAATTCATTGGGAAAATCCAAAATATTTATTGGTACTGACAATGGAGTATATAAATCATTGGATGGAGGATATACTTTTGAACCAACACAAAGTATGTCAACTATTCCAGTATCAGTTTATGACTTAAAGATATTCTCTTCAACTTACAATTCCACTACTAGCAATGTATTATTAGCTGCTACAGACAATGGAATGTGGTACTCGATTGATGATGGGGATAACTGGTATAGAACATCAGAAGATACAAGCACATCTCTTGCTCCAACAACATTCAAGTCACAACCAACTAATGATTTGAGAATTGTGCCATCAGATAGTAATACACTTGGATATTTAGCTCAAACTTTTGTGACTTCATCAACAGCAAGTACCATAACTAAAGTTTCTGCTTACATTTCAGCAAGAGATCAAGATAGACTTTCTTCAGCTCTTTACAATGATAGTTTGACAAATACAACAGTAACTGCTTACGTTTATTCACTTGATAACAATAATTTCCCAGATACTGTTTTAGCTTCTTCATCTGCAAAAAGTTATGCTGATATTAATCTAGGTGGATTTACTACTTTTGATCTAACAAGTGATTTAGATATCCCAGGATCAGGAACAACATCTTTAGCAGTTGTACTAAAAGAAGTTTCAAGTTCTGTTCCTTTATTCTCATGGAAGAAATCTAATCTTAACAATCCTTATTCTTCTGGAAGAGCTTTATATAGTGCAAATGATATAACATGGAGTGGATTTAGCACAAGTTATGACTTTTTCTTCAAAGTCCATTATGATAATACTTCAACTCCAACATTATCTAACATTGCTGTTGGTAATTACGATAATACATTAAATGGCTGGGAAGATGGAACATATAAGGGTGTTTTGGTAGATGATAATGGTTATTTAGTATTAGATGCAAAATTCATAATTTCTAATGTTATTGACACATCTGTATCAAATCAATCTTCAAATGGTTATTCATATATATCTGCAGGAATAAGCACTGTAATAGGATCTTTAGTATCTAGATCCACAAATACAGTCACATCATATACAGATCCATTCTCAACATACAGTTATCCTAAATCTCTCAATGATTTGTGGACTTATGGTTCTACTGTAATGCATAAGAGCGCATTAGGATTTACAAGTTCAGGTATAGCTATAACTTCTTCTTTAGTTTATTTTGGTGAAAATAGCAATCTGGAAGAAGCAGTTGATGTGGGTATTATTGGCCTTCAACCCCAAGGTATTCAAGACATATTTGAAATCAATGGAGCTATCGGAAATACTCAACAAATAATAAAAGTTAGAGATTATCTGGAAGAAAGAAATCTACTTAGATTATCAGATATTAAATCAAGATATGCTAATGAAAGCAATTTACAACTTTCATTAAACTCAAAAACATCAGCAAGTACAGGAACAACAATTTACTTCAGCACTGACGATAATAACACATATGCATGGAATACAACAAAATATCCATATGCTGAAGTAGTCAAAAATTCAACAGTGCTTAGTTCTGGATACACACTTCTACCTACTCAAGGAGCTGTATCTTTCTCAACTCCAATAACATCAAACGATACTGTTGTTTTGAATTTGAGAGAAGATTGGGATGCCACAGAAACAAATATTCCCTATAGTGTTTCAGCTTCAACTTATATGATTGAAAGATGGGCAAAATCATATCTTCCAATATTGAGTATTCTTACTGATGGAGATGAAGCTTCTAATACTGATTATGTTAGTCTTTCTCAAAATGTACTCAATTCTTGGAATGGACAAGGTGTTACTCCACTTGTTTTCCTCACAGATAAAGCATCCAAATCAGAAAAATTAAGAAATCTAGTTCAAGAAAATTCTGGTCTATTGTTTGAAACTCTTTCAGCTTCAGATTGGACATCAGCTAATTTATCTGTTGTTCATGGTGGAGCAAATAATTTATTCAAAGGAACTTGGAATAAAGAAGTTCATTTTGAAACTGCAAAATATATTAAAACTGTCAATACAAACTACACTGTTTCTTCAGGGGAAAATGTAGACAGCACATGTGTTGTTAAATTTAAATATTCAACAGATAAGAAAAACTACAGTGATTGGATAGTTATAACAACAAGTTACACTTTAGATAAGTTTGTTAC